GGTCTCTCGCCACGGAACTCGCAATACCCATCGTAGCAGAGCCACACAACAGAGTCCGTCCGTTTCGTGGTTCGAAGCTAGTGCACATACGACTATAAGGTAAGAGGCAAAGCCTCACACACCCTGCAGAATAGTAAATATGTGATAAGTAAACTCACAATACTAACGAGGTAAAACCTCACTTAAAATAGTAAAATGTAAGATACTTAGATACTGCAATCAGGGTTTCCATCAGACTAATGACCTTGCTGCACGCCCAAAAGGCTATGCATGTTGCGACTAACGTCGCCAGCCGTGTGTCTTTCTGTATTCTCCTGGGTCTCACCGACATTCCCATCCAAGCCGAACATACGTGAACTTGATCCACGCACTGCTGCTGCTTTCATCTGCATATGGGCCTCCTTTGCTCGTGCTGTTGTCTTCGAAGTAACTTCATAAAAATCAAATGCATAACGAGCTAAGTTGAAGTCGGTCAGATTTCGCTGAAGTCCATATCGTGGCATGTATCTTTCCTTAGAATTTCGATACTCTATGTATGCTTCAGCCGCATCACTAAAATGGTGCATGATTTGCCTGAGTGTTGGTGATGCGTTTTCAACCACAGGCTTTAATGGGTAGGTGACTTGTGTCTCACCATCCATCATCGTCCAAACGCCGTTTATGTTCGGCGAAGTTCCGTTTTCTATGCACCAAACCATAAGTCCATCCATAAGAACTCCCATTTGTGAGTCTTCAACTTCGTATTCTTTCTTAATGGCGTTGTACCATCTGTTGAATTCCTCTTGAGTTGCTCTGGTATTCGATATGTCTTGCTGCTGTGGTGCATATGTTAAGAGGAAATCAAGATTTAAAATTGCCTTGCCATTTGCTTTTGGTAAGCGCATTTTCTTTGTCATTGCCTTAAGTTTTGGAACAGTGACTGTTCCTGTCGTTCCTGTGTCAACGTCTTTATCCTTCTTTCCTCCTTGTGATGTGTTTCCATCGTTCTTTTGTGAATTATTGGTGGAGGCTCCTGTATTGTCTTTTCCATCTTGTGTTGCCTTTCCACCTTCATTTTCTTTGTTTTGTTTATCTTTATTTGCTGATCCACCCGTTTCTTTGTCCTGAGCGTCTGTTTGTGACTTCTGTTGACCAACATCAACAGTTCCACTCTGATGGATAACATCTTCGTTGTAGTCTTCAACGTATCCTGGTAGATCCTTAATGAATTGTTGTAAATATCGCTCAATTTCATCCTCCTTAGCTCTATTTCCTGTGTACAAGTTTCGGAGAGCTGTTTCGGCTATGTAGGGTGCTTTCCCTTCCTTTGCGAGATTTGCGAATGGTTGCATTTCGAGAAGCCATGCATAAAATTTACGTATTTCATGGAGTAAGTCTGGATAACCCCATGCTTCGATCATTGCCGCACATATGGCTTCAAGTCTGTGTTCAGGAAGCTTTGAGCGATCCCATTCCAGAATGGCGACTATTCTCTCTTTCTCCAACTTTGGTATGTACATTCCATCTATCTTGATGCCTCTCGTCGACATGTACCACAATTCTGATTTGTCTCTCGTTCTTGATGAAAAGTCAAAGTTGAGTCCGAGAGAACCAAAATGTTTTTGAAATTCATCAAGAAGATGTTCAAAGTCTGGGTGAATGGCTATTAATAAATCGTCTCCATTTGCGAACATCTTACACATGCTGTCGATCATATCTGCCTCCACACCACACGCAAGAAGCGTATAGTTAAATGCTAATATGACCATAATAGTGTTGTCCACAACTGTTGATGGCTGTCCACTGTTGTTCCCTTTAAACTTCTTGATGATTGATCCATCAGGTGTTGCTATTGGTGTGAAGACAATTTCTGTGTAAAGGTTTTTCAGCATTTGTTCACCAATCGGCCATGCCTCCATAAAATTCAACCGGATTTGTAAAACAGCATTTATGAGGTATGGGGTCAATGAACTATCGAATTGTGAACCATCTGCATCACAATATATCCAGTTATCTGGTAACGCTTCAAGCAAACGATTCCAACCTCCATAAAACTTAGTGATTCCTACAGTCCAGGGACCTACGAGATGGTGTTCGTAAAATTGATTGTTGAAATCATCAACACAAACTTTTCCTCCGAGAAGTGTCTCGAGTGGTGCCGCTGTGAATGTCCTCGTCTTATTTTCCAAAGTTTTCTCAATAGATCTAATTTCAGCCTTTAGAGATCCATTCCACACTCCGAGCTGACCGTTGTATAATCGTTCACATGATTGCTTAACGATCTCTTCCTTATCAAGTTCTGTAAACGATTCGAAGTATTCTTTCTTCTTTCCCGTGTAAAGGGCTCCGACGGCTGCGTTCATGTTTAGTGACTTGAAAATTTCAGCTTCATCTGTTACGAAAACGCACTGTTGGATGCCAGCTTGTCGTAAGATCATTTCAACTCGCTTCACGGTTTTCTCGAACAGTTCATAATTTACCTCTCCTATATACGTTGGCTTTGAGTATTTGAGGAGATCTTTTGTGAAAGCTGCTTTATTTAGTCTGCTTTTGTCATAGGCTCCCATCAGTGGCTTGAAGAAATTTCTTGCATCATCGTGGGTTGACAGATACAAACTGAAGTGTGGACATTGACCTTTGACAACATGTTTGGTTACCAACTGCCCTGGGCATTTTGCCACCACTTGCAAGTTATTTTGAATGTTTCTGGTTAACCATGTTTCTTGAACTTTGCACTGTTCCGACACGTCGTCGGATAAGTCCTCGACGAGTTTTGATGTTTTAAACAATCCAGATGGCGCTGCACTAACTAAATTTAGTCCACTCCATGATATCAAGTTTGGATTATAGTGCCAACCTTTCTCCCATTTATTTGTTTCCGACAACTCGTTTAAGTATTCTGAGAAATTAGCTGGTATAGCTACAAAGAAATTTGTTGTGTTGTTTGTTGAAGCCAGGCTATGTATTCCCACGATATCTTTCGTTCGGACATTCACGAGTGGTAAGCCACATTGGCCATTCGAGGTTGAAATCCAATGTTTCCAGAAGCTGCTGTTGCCTTTAGGTGCAGTAACACTACTTTCAGAGATGACACATGACGAGTACTCCTGTTGAAAGTTCACACCTACCATACAAACGCGATCCTCGACACAAGGTTGTGAGAAGTTAATTTTCTTTGGGTATGGAGGAAAATCCTTGGGCAATTGCATTACAACCATATCCCTCCCAGTGATCGGATGTAGTTTGACCTCTACTGAATTGCGAATTTTGTAGACACCACGTGATGATCTGATTGTAATCTCTCCATTGTTGTGTTTGAATAAATGCGCGGGAGTGATTAAATATGAGCCAAATCCAATTGCGTAGACATTTATCCTAACCCCGTTGGAGTCATTCTCAATGACACAAATGTGGCGCGAAATTGGGTTGAAATCACTTAGTCCCATCATCATTGATTTCGCTTCATGTAAGACGAGTTCTTCGTTTGCTTCTGGCACTTGTGACAAAGGGACTAATACTGGTGCGCCGGTTTGTCTTAAATTCCCCTCCTGTTCTGGAAATCCTGCTATATTGTTGCCTTTCACAACTCTGAGAGGTTCGTGTGGTGTTAAGTCTACTTTGAGTGCATTAGTGGAACCATTTTGAATGAAAAACGCGCGAAGACCTGGATTTGAGTAAACATGTTGTTTCTCTATTAAATCATTGTTAATAGCTTCCTCGCGAATTGCATCGAAGTGTTCTTGCACTAGTTTCATGTCGGTAACTGTTTGTTCGTCTAGGGTTGTTCCTGTCAAAGGATCAACAAACCTGATCATGTTGTAATCTTGCGGATCAACACCATACATGTGGTAAAATTTGTGTTGCTTCACTCCGAGACCGACTTTTGTCCCTTTTTGCTTTCCTTTCTTCGTGTACGCCGTTCCAAAATTTTCTCCGATGCATTCATCCGAACCAGTCACAGCGTATCCGTATTTAGCGTCCCGCGCCTTCACAAATTTGAGCTTCTGCCTCGATCGTTTGTTTTTCCCTTGGTGAATGACCTTTTCTTTGGCCCACTTAGTAAAAACACACCACAACATTAGTGCTCCACCTGAGAAAACACCCGCTGCTATTAAAAGATCGCGTTGGATTAATGGCAAATTCCAGCGTCCTTGTAATCCCAGGCATTGTGAAAGCTGTTCAGTACTCTGGTGTATAACTGTGTTCAAAGCTCCGAATTCCATCAAGTCTTCCGGTTGTTTGAAATTCGCACCAGTTCCCTGAAATTCAAGGAGTTGGTCACGAACTCTAACAAGTTTTTCAATGTTCTCTTTTGTGTAGTCTTTCATATATCTCGTCGAAATACAGGATATAATTCCACTAAGTGAAAATGCATGTGACGAGGAAGGGTTTGCACTAATTGCATGGTAATGATCTCTCTTTGCATATTCCTCTGCGATAAGTGCGTTTATAATGCCTATTGTGCGTGGTAAAACATGGGGATCAATGCGGAGAGTATACGCCACTTTGCCAGCACACGCACTCGATAAACGTCCCATACAGTTTGTTGACTGATATTTGACTATGACTTCGTAAATATCTGCGTAAAGCTTGTCTGGGACGTCTCGAACATAGTATGGGATTTTGACAAAATCTTCTAGTTCAAGATTGCAACCAGTTCTGTTATATTCTCGTGCCGATAACCAACTTTGAACGTTTGTATATGGCAAAGCGTTTGGTCGAAGCATAATGGTTGAATCTTTAAGTTTAAACTTCTTCAGTTTCTCATGTATCTGTGGATGCAATGAACCGTCATATTTGACCAATTCGACCATTAAGAAAGGAGATAACTCAAATTGCATCATAGTTCGCGCCTGTTTAACTGTGCATTTAGCCAAATGAGTAGTTGACACATTGTGTGTTATGACCTTGAGTCCATAGGCGAAACACAAAAATGCTGCCTCAGTTGCAATCATTGATGGTATTTCTTGAACTCCCTTCATAGTTATCCCCGCTCTGATGACTGTACCAGGTTTTGTTCTTCCAACTCTACCAAGTCGTTGAATTCTCTCACCAAATGAGATGTTTGTTTTCTTGTAGATCACTGCACGGTTATCAACATCCAAATCAGCCGTCACCTTTAAACCGAAATCAACAACGACATCCACGTCTAACGTGACACCATTCTCAATTATGTTGGTTGCAACGACAAAACACTTTCTCGTATCTGTTCCATTTGTTTGTATGCCATTTACATTATGTTTCATTGTCCTTCCATCAACTTTTATGACATTGTAATGCTTCTCAGAAAGCGCTCGTGCTAAAGAATCAACTTCATTGTAGCTTGCCACGTACACTAGGATGTTATTTCCGTACTTGGTTGCATCGGCTAGTGAACCTGTGCCTAATTCCATTGCAAACTGGCTGTGTGTTAAATTTTCGCATTTATATATTTCCACAGGATGTTGTGTGGAAAATTCAAGCTCTCTTCCTGGTGGTGTTGCTGACACTTTTAAGATCTTACCGCTAAAATCATACTCTTTGATGAGACAATAAAATGCCATTGCCGACGCATCTGGTATGTGACACTCATCAAAAATGATGAAATCATAACCATTTAGCTTATCTGGATTGTTTGCATACAGATGCAGAGCAAAACCTGATGTCATTATGGATATAGGCGTTGAACCAAATGAACTTAAGCCACGCATTTGTAGTGTAGGACTAACATTAAATGGTGCTCCTTGTAATTGTCTGCAAACGTTTTCTGCGAGAGGTCTAGTTGGTTCGAGCATTAGCACTTTTCCTCTAAGGCTCAAGTGATATGGTAGACCTGTTGATTTTCCAGACCCAACAGCGCCTCTAAGCAAGAATTCCTTATCAATTTGATCATGAGCTATCTCTACACTTACAATGGCTGCTCTTTCTCTTGTGAATTCCACGAATTTTCCCCCAAGTCTGTAGTGGGGGACTGTTCTATTGTTTTCTAATTGGTTCGACCACCATTGGTCAAATGTTACGTCGTGTGTGAACGTATCGGCTGGAAGATCATGTGATGTGTCGAAATCGATTGTTAGATTTTTCTCTGTGCTCGTGATTAATGGTGTGTCTACATCCGCACTTTGGTGAATTACTGGAGTGGTGAATATTGATGTGAAGTCAATTCGAGGGAATGTTTCATTCTGCTCGAACGTGTTAATGACTGTTTTCATTTTATTCAGAACTTTGAATACTGCGTCACTCTTGTTCGGATCGAAAATCATGGTTAGGAGTGTTCCGAATGCCATCGCTTGTTCCAAATTTGTCTCCAAGCGAGATTTGTTTTCGTGTATTACACCAACTCCTGTAAGGTCTAGAGTGGCCTCTATTAAGCGAGGATGATGTTCGCGAATGTATTCTAGAAATTCCTCCCTTGTTAATGAGTCATCATGGATTTTCATCAGCTTTGCATGAATTGATCGTACTTCCTCGACTTCACGTTCATATTCTTCTTCTCTGACTTGTTTTTGTAGCTTTTTGTAATCTTGAACTATATTAATTATCGTATTTGCAACTGTTGTTAGGATGCTTAATACTAAGACTACATGAATCAGTCTAAATATGTCAGGGATCAGCCAATAAACAGTCCGAACTGTACGCAACCGCACTTTTTCAATTTTATCGCAAACACCTTGGTGGAGTTTGGTTAAAGTAGAGCTGACTTGAGTGCGACTTTTCTGCACTAAATTTGATATTAGATGCGTAGCTGATATATTGTAAGTTGCGCCTAAATCGACGCTTCTTTTCAGGACTAATGATGGCTTGTAATACTTCTTGACCTTGTACACACGCAATATTGCTAAAAATTTTCCAGTATATGATAACTCTGCCCATGCATGATTTAACTGATCGATGTAGATTTTTTCCATCATTGCATACAATCTCTCATCATAGAGAGCATAGCCTTCTTCAATGAGTTCTTTATTCATTTCCGATCGTGTGTTCATTGCCTCAAGATGTGACCATAGTAAACGCTTCGCAGGATCTATGTGACTGACACCCATGACTGCATATCTAAGCTGACTTGAAGCTTTTTCAAGAATTGTCATTTGTTGAACTAATAATTCTGCTTGCGATGTTTTCTTGGCTAGTGCTTCAAGCTGTGCAAATATGGCCGCAATGCTCTGGTTTTTAACAATCCAATAAGCCATCGCTTGCTCAATGTAGCAATTATTGTACAGTGCAATCAACACTGTTGGTGATGAAACTGCCATCATTAATAAGAACGGTTCTTCGATTATCACCTGTCTTATAACATCTGGTTTGAACATGTTTTTCACTAACATGCCAAGAAGAGAGTTAAAAGATTTGTGCGTTAGAGTTCCTCCAACAACATACTCTCGCATTTCGCTTTCCATAGAGTCGTACATCATTCTGATGAGTTGTCCAACTGTATTTGCTTTGAGTATGTGAAATCCTGTGCTAAGAGAGCCATACGAGTCAACAACATGCATTGTCTTATGCTCATGATCTACCAAAATCTGTGGTATCTCGGCGCTCTTAATTTCTGGATACATGACTGAAAGCATGTAACAAGCCGTTGCAACATCTTTGAGTTTAGGCCATGTTCCAAGTCTTTCAATGATTTCATCTCTGAGAAATTTTGTGTAATCTTTTGCAGAATCTTCATTTACATTAATCATAGCTGCAAGGAATATGTTTAGATAACAATATCCATTCTTTGCTATGTACATGCTTGGCGGATCAGTCTGTGGTAGATCAACAATTTTCGGATCAACTGAATTACCTATGGTGATGTGGCCTTTCGTTGGTGGTATAATTTCCGAATATGCTGGTTGTCCAAACTCTGTTGTAACGCAACAGCATGGATATATGTAGGCATTATCAATTCGGCTCACGCAAGCTTTGGAGATTGGTTGCCGTGAAACTGAAATCCCCGTGAATTCGTCACGCACCTTCTGAAAGTTTAGTGGTATCACTAGCTTCCCAATGGATAATTTCCGCTGTCCATTTGGATTAAATCTCGTGACGTGTTTTTCGTATGAATCCGTTGGATCAACAACTTCAAAATAGTTGGTGAAAAACCTCTTTGCGTGATATTCACGTCTTCCCCATAGAAAGTTTCCATTTGGGTCGAGCTGATTGTCACACATCAAAGCTGCATTGATTGTGCTTTTGGGTGAAATTTTGTTCCTGAATGTACTCAAGTCGTCCATTTTTGATGCTTCTTTTCTGTTTTTATACCATCTGGATAGCTCCAACAAAGCCAAACTCGCTTTTGTGGCTTCTTCAGTGGTTATTGTATTAACTTTAATTAAGGCTTCGTTTATATCCATAATTTGCTTTGATTGATTGTCATTGAAGTGGCCTACGGTTTCAGCGATTTGCCATGTTAATGGCAAATGTTCGAACTTTGGATTGCACCTCTTCTTCACGAACTCTAGCATCCGTTTAAGTTTCTGATCTTTCGCTAGATATTCGCTCTGCTGGTTCTCAAGTCGCTGAATATTCTTATACAATTTTTCTCCAAATTCTTCGTCTGCTAATTCAAGGTCATCGTTGTTGCAGTGCTTGCAAGTTATCTTAAATGTTGAGTGAAATAAGATTTCCAACAATGCCATCCGTTTTCCACATTCCTCAATACCGATGGTCGGTATGTGTTGTGTATGCGTCGACGATTCACTCCTATTAGCAACGTACGCGTCTGTGTATCCCCTCCAAAATTCGGTTGCTTGTGGGTCATTGTAATGTGTGATCTCTCTAACACTCAAGGTTGACTCCAAGCTGTTGATGATTTCATTGTTATGTTTACCGCGTACTATGAACAGTTTGCCATCCTTCATAAAAGTTAACCCACTGTCCCCCTTATGGAGATTTGCAAATAAACTCTCATCCATTTTGTCGTATTTCATAGTTAATTCTTGCATTTTGTCAAGCCAAAATGAATCAAGGTTTGAATCAATACGTTTATACTCTCCCGATTCATGGCGTGTTTCACAATGCAGGAATCTTCGCGTCTTTTTCGTAACAGTAGATACATTTGTTTTGCGCTGACGCTTCTTCCCAATTATCTGGATGTTTAATCCTGTTTCAGTACCAATGCGCAAAAGTTTTTGGATAAGCTTTGCTACGCTTGTTGTTGCGATAGCTTCCTTGCGCGTACAAACTGTACCATTGAAACGTGGGTATTTTAAATCCCATGTAGGATTATTGTCACATTTTTCAACCCATTCACGTTTCAAAACCTTTTTGGCCGGTGGTTGTTCAACTACGACAGGCGGCAAGTAAGTCTTTTTAAGGATCTTACTGTTGTGAGCTAAGGCTCTTTGCTCGTCGTACACTTGATGTTTTGCGGCAAATCGTTCCATTGCCTTCCTCATTCCATGCGGACTATCAATGTCTGGCCTACGGCTGCGAACCACTTTCTTCCATGCTCCCTCCATGCCTGCTGGTGTGTCAAGTAAACCAAAGAGTTCTCTAACTGCGCCGTGCAAGTTAGCCGTGAACTTCAATCTGGTCGTGCGAAAGCTCGGATACTAGTGTGTCTGATCGTGTTCCGTTGTGTTGTGTTGAGTCTTGTTGTTTT